TTTCTGGATGAGGTCGACGCCTATCCGGCCTCGGCCGACGAGGAAGGCGATCCGGTCAGCCTGGCCGAAGCACGGTCGCTGACCTTCGCGCACCGCCGCAAGGTGTTTCTGGTCTCGACCCCGACAATCCGGGGTCTGAGCCGGATCGAACGGGAATACGAGGCCAGCGATCAGCGCCGGTTCTTCGTGCCGTGTCCGCATTGCCGCCAGTTCCAGTGGTTGAAATTCGAGCGGCTGCGTTGGGATAAGGGGCGGCCTGAGGCTGCGGAATACCATTGCGAGAGCTGCGACAAGCCCATCGCGGAACATCACAAGACGGCGATGCTGGAAGCGGGTGAGTGGCGGGCAACCGCGACCACCGCGGATCCCGGCACCGTCGGTTATCACCTCTCGGCGCTGTATTCGCCGATCGGCTGGCTCAGCTGGGAGCGGATCGTGCGGGCATGGGAGGCGGCGCAAGGCTCAGACGAGGCAATCCGGGCGTTCAAGAACACCATTCTTGGCGAGACTTGGGTTGAAAGTGGCGAAGCGCCGGATTGGTCGCGGCTCTATGATCGCCGCGAGGCGTGGAAGCCGGGCATCGTCCCTGCGGGCGGGTTGTTCCTGACCGCCGGGGCCGACGTACAAAAAGACCGGATCGAGGTCGACGTCTGGGCCTGGGGTCGGGGCGGAACAAGCTGGCTGGTCGATCACATTGTCATCGACGGCGGCCCGGACCATCAGGGTGCTTGGGCGGAACTGACAAAGCTGCTGGACCGGACATGGGCACATGAAAACGGCGCGCATCTGCGGCTGGCAAAGCTCGCCATTGACACCGGCTATGAGGCGCCAGTGGTTTATACCTGGTCGCGGCGGCAGGGGGTGTCACAAGTCGCACCGGTCAAGGGCGTCGAAGGGTTCAACCGTTCCAGCCCGGTGTCTGGCCCGACCTATGTCGATGTGACCGATGCGGGCAAACGCCTGCGCCGGGGCGCGCGGCTCTGGACGGTGGCGGTGTCCACATTCAAGGCTGAAACCTATCGCCATCTCGGCCTGCCACGTCCAACGAAGGAGGAACTGTCCGAGGGCGTGCAGCACCCGCCTGGCACCGTGCATCTGCCGGATTGGGTCGAAAGCGAATGGCTGAAGCAGCTGGTGGCCGAGGAACTGGTCACCGTGCGCACCAAGCGCGGCTTCGCCCGGCTCGAATGGCAGAAGCTGCGCGAGCGCAACGAGGCGCTGGACTGCCGGGTCTACGCCCGCGCCGCCGCCTGGATTGTCGGGGCCGACCGTTGGTCCGAGGCGCGCTGGGTCGATCTGGAAGCGCAGGTGGCCGGGGATGGTGAGGATGCCGGGGGTCACGACAAGGCCGCAGCGGGATCTATCCGTGCCGTGCGCAGTCCCGCGCGCCGCAGGTCCGTGGCATCGAATTACATGAGGTAGACATGCCGACAATTGCAGAACTGAAGACCCGCCGCGAGGCGCTGGCGGCGTCACGCTCCAGCGGCGTGGCGCGGGTGAGTTATGACGGCAAGACCGTGGATTACCGCAGTCTGGCCGAGATCGACCGGGCCATCGAAGTGCTGGACCGCGAGATCGCGACAGCGGAGGGGCGCAAGATCATCCGGCAGGTGCGCGTGATCACCAGCAAGGGACTCTGACGTATGAATTGGCTCGATGCCTTTCGTCGCCGGAAAACTGGCGGCCCAAAAGAGGTGCGTGCACGGCTGGAAGGAGCGATGTCTCAACGCCGCCTGCGCGGCTGGCTGCCGCCGCTGGAAAACATCAACTCGCTGGTCGCCTCGGGCGGGCCACGTCTCTTGGCGCGGTCGCGCGAACTTGTCGTGACCAACGGTTATGCCGCCAATGCCTGCGAGGCCTTCGCGTCGAACCTCGTCGGTGACGGGATCAAACCCTCGTCGCTGATCGAGGATCCGGCCTTGCGCGACCGGGTGCAGCGGCTTTGGCTGGCCTGGACCGATGAGGCGGATGCAGACGGGCTAACCGATTTCTACGGCTTGCAGGCCATGGTGGCACGCGAGATGTTTGTGGCGGGCGAATGCTTCGTCCGGCTGCGCCCGCGTCGGGCGGAAGATGGTCTGCTGGTTCCGATTCAGCTGCAATTGCTGCAATCGGAAATGTTGCCCTTTGATGCGACCGAAACTGCGCCCAATGGCAATCGCATCCGCTGCGGCATTGAGTTCGATGCCATTGGGCGGCGCCAAGCCTATCACTTTCGACGCCGCCATCCCGGCGACAGCACCGATCAGGGCATGGTCACGTCTGAGACTGTCCGTGTTCCGGCTGAGGATGTCCTGCACATCTACCGTCCCATCGACGCAGGCCAAATCCGGGGTCTGCCGCATGTGGCACCCGCCATGGTACGGCTGTTCCTGCTCGACCAATATGACGACGCTGAACTCGACCGGAAAAAGACGGCGGCGATGTTCGCGGGCTTCATCACCAAGACAGCACCAGAAGAGCAGCTGATGGGCGAGATTGAGGCGACCGATGACAGTGGTGCTACCGTCAGTCTGGAACCTGGCACTTTGCAGGTGCTGCTGCCGGGTGAGGATGTGAAGTTCTCCAGCCCCGCGGATGTTGGTGGCGGCTATGAGGCGTTCCAGTATCGGACCCTGCTGTCGGTCTCGGCTTCGCTGGGGCTGCCGTACCATCTGGTCACCGGAGATGTGCGGCAGGCCAACTATTCCAGTCTTCGCGCTGAACTGGTCGAGTTCCGCCGCCGCGTCGAGCAGTTGCAGCACGGGGTGATCGCGCATCAGCTTTGCCGCCCGGTCTGGGCGCGCTGGTTGGAAACGGCGGTGCTGTCGGGAGCGTTGGAGCTGCCCGATTTTGTCAGATCCCCCGCGCGCTATCGTCCGGTGAACTGGATCCCGCCGCGCTGGGATTGGGTCGATCCGCTGAAGGACATCCAGGCGCAGGTGCTGGCGATGGAGGCCGGGATCATCTCGCGCCGCAAGGTGGTCGAGGCCACCGGCTACGACATCGAGGAAATCGACCGCGAGAATGCGGCGGATGCCAGGCGGGCGGCGGAACTGGGTCTGCACTACCGCACCAGCCCCGGTGAAACGCAGGGCGCGCGGGCGACGCCACAAACCTTGCCGGAAACCGGCGCGTCCGGATCCGACACACAACAGGAGGCGTAGGCCAATGAACAGCTGGTACACGATCCGCGCCCAAGCTTTGGGTGCGGAGGTGGTGATCTATGATGAAATCGGGGCTTACGGCGTCTCGGCCAAGGGGTTTCTGGCGGAGCTTGGCGCACTGCCGGATGGCACGCCGCTGGCCCTGCGGTTGAACAGCCCGGGCGGATCGGTCTTCGACGCGGTGGCGATCTACAACGCGCTTCTGCGCCATTCCGGCGCGGTAACTGTCTGGATCGACGGCATCGCGGCCTCGGCCGCTTCCTACATTGCCATGGCGGGCGACGAGGTCGTCATGCCCAAAAACGCCTTCCTGATGATTCACGATCCGGCCGGCATGGTCATGGGCACCGCTATCGACATGCGGGCGATGGCCGAGGCGCTCGACAAGATCAAGGGCAGCCTGCTGCAGGGCTATGCCGCAAAGTCTGGGCGGCCGCCCGAAGAAATCGCGCCCTTGATGGCGGCGGAAACATGGCTTGATGCCAAGGATGCGCTCGATCTGGGTTTTGCCGACCGGATTGCCGAGCCGGTGCGCATCGCCGCGCGGTTCGATGTCGGGCGCTTCCGCAATGCCCCGCCCGTATTGGCTGAGGTTGTGGTCGATACAGCCGAGGATGAACCTTCCGTCCATGCGGCAGCGGACACCGAAGATGCGCCCGACGAGTCCGCGTCCGACGACGACGGGGAAAGCGTTAGTGGTGATGACGTTCTTGCGAAAGAGGGTCAGCCCGCCGAGCCCGACCCGCCCCCTGACCCTGGCGAACCGCTGGTGGCATCGGATGTAGCGATCGCTGATGTTGGCAAAACCAGTGCCGATGCTGCCAGCATCCGTGCCGAGGCGCTGGCCCATGCGCGCGCCGTCATTGATCTCTGCCGATTGGCAGGACAGCCGCAGATGGCAGGTCGCTTCCTCGAGCGCGACACCGGCATCAACGACGTCCGCGCTTCATTGCTGGCCGCCCGCGCCGATGCCGTGCCCGACATCTCCGCAGCCCATCCGCAACCTGGCCGCCCCTCGGAGGCACGCCCTTGGGGTGATGTCATCGCCAACACCTTCCGTCTGAAAGGATAAGACATGCCGATCCTCACCGAAACCTCGCATGCGGGTGGCTTCCTCGTCTGGGAAGCGCTTAGCGACTATTGCCGTAGCACCGTCATTCTTGCCTCTGGCAACCTGCTACCCGGCACCATTCTGGGCAGGATCACCGCCTCGGGCAAATACGCGGCCCACGATCCCGCCGCCTCGAACGGAACCCAGACGGCAGCGGCCATCCTCTGGGACAGTGTCGATGCCAGCGGTGGCGACACCAACTCCGTCGTGCTGATCCGCGGTCCCGCGATCGTCAACCAGTATGAGATCAGCATCCCCGGCACGCCCACCACACCGCAGATTGCCGCAGCCCACGCAGCCCTGCTGACGCTCGGCATCCTCGTCCGTTAACCCAATCCAATCCCGCGCTTCCGGACGCAAAACCGGCGTCCACTTTTGCTGGAAGCGCTTTCAAAGGAGGCACCCCATGGCCACCATGGATATCTTCGAAGGCGATGCCTTCTCGATCATCGAGCTCACCCGCGCGCTTGAAAATATCCCCTACAAGCCCGCCACCCTGTCTGGGTCCGGTCTGTTCGGACCGCGTGGCGTCCGCTCGCGCACCGTCGTAATCGAGAGCCGCGACGGCACGCTGTCGCTGATCCCGTTCTCGGAACGCGGCTCGGCCTATGACCAGCAGATCCCCGAACGCCGCGATGTGCGGGCCTTTGTCTGCCGCCAATTCAAGAAGCAGGACGTGATCTGGGCCTCTGAAATCCAGCAGGTGCGCGACTTCGGGTCCGAGTCCGCCACCCAGCAGGTGCAGGCCGAAGTCGCCCGCAAGCTGGGCCGCTTGCGGGGCGACGCCGAGACCACCTTCGAGTATCACCTCTTCAACGGCATCCAGGGGCTGGTGAAAGATCCGCGCGACGGTGCCACGGTGGTGAACTACTTCACCGAGTTCGGCATCACCCCGGCCACGGAGGTGGATTTTGATCTCGACAACGCCACCCCAGCCTCGGGCGCGCTGCGCAAACGCTGCCAGGCGCTGATCGAAAGCGTCGAGGATGTGATGGGCGGTCTTGCCACCGGTGCGATTGCGCTGCGCGCCGAATGCGGTTCGGCTTTCTTCGCCGATCTGGTGGCGCATAAGGAGGTGCGCGAGACCTACCTCAACACCGCAGCCGCCGCCGATCTGCGGTCGCGCATCGCCGATGAGGTCAGCTTCGGCGGCATTACCTTCCGCCGCTACCGGGGCGGGGCAGGCTTTGGCGTCGCAACCGACAAGGCGGTGTTCTATCCCGAGGCCGTCGACGGGCTGTTCGAAATCTACCACGCCCCCGCCGACACCTTCGAGACGGTCAACACGCTGGGTCAACCGCTCTACGCTCGCATGATCCCCGACCGGGACCGCGATGAATGGGTCCGGCTTGAGATCGAAAGCAATCCGCTGCCGATCTGCACCCGCCCGCAAGTGCTCCGCTCGGCGCGGCGGACGTG